AATTATTTTAAAGCGGCTTGGCCAAAAAATAGAACATTACCAAAAGAACTACAAGATTTTGAAAAAAATCAAGGTAAAGAAGTTAGAGCAAAATTCAATGAAGCTGTTTTAGAAATTAGACGATTAGCACCTCAGCTGAATATCGACCTTGCGGTTAGTACACCATCACCTTCATCATCTCAAAATGTACCTAATGTTACACCAACACCTACACCATCACCTGCGGCAGTAAATCAAGTTCAAACGCCAAATGCTGATGATAGAACAATATTAAGTAATGCTGGAAAGACAGGATCGATAGCGTATACATTAAACGCCTCAACATTATCAAACGGAACAGTAAGAATAGAAGGTAATATTGGTTCGTCTGAACTATCTAAATCATATACACTAAAAGTATTTTTAGTACAAACCCAAGGACTCGGATCAGAAATTCTCATGGGTCAAACATCTTTAATACCCAAATCTAATGGACAAGTTAATGGGTACACCTTCACAACGTCAAATAATTTTAGACGAGAATGTGATCTTGCGGCTGACAATAGAGACCACTCAATAATATTTAAAGTTCAAGTTGTTGAATATCCTGAATATGGATATACTAACTTGTTTAAGGTTATGAATTATGATTGTCCAACAAGGAATCTTTTACCTGGTGACGTAGTTACAAATGCGGTTTATGATCAAATAAATGCTAATCCATGTGCTATTTGTTATCCTAATGGAGGCCCTAATATTATAATTAATGGAAAGGATTGTCTACCGAATACAAGACCACCAAGACAAAACATTTTCAATACTACAACCGATAAAGACGCGAATGGTAAAATAACAAAAGTAACATTTACGGTAAAACCTGATGCAGGAATTTGGAAAATATTTACAGGTAATTACAATTTACAATGCGTGGGAACAACAGCATCGTCTACCTCAGGTGATATATCTCAAAACCAACAAAGTATTTCATTTGATATTGTGGATATTATTGATGGATGTGATGCTGGTAATTATACAGTCAAAGTAGAAGGAGTAGCTCAAGCGTATCTTCAGAACGGTAGTGCCGATAGTACTAGAGATCAACAACGTACAACATATGTTGTTCAAGGGATAATTTAGCAATAGCAATATATTTATAAATAAAAATAACATGGATATTAAAACAGCCTTAAACAATTATCTTGGTAAATCAACTAGGTATTCTGAGATGGATAATGGTGACGGATCAAAACAGGTTTGTGACTTAGATACAGGTGATTGTTACACAGTACGTATGAAAGATGGTCTTATTGAAAGAGTAGAAAATACTATGACAATAAATAAAAAAGTTAAAGTTGAGACTCGTCAAGGGTTCAAACAATTATTAAATGGGTAACAAAATGAATTTAGATAAAAAAATTATTGCAGAGATTGCGAAGTTCAATAAAGTGAACAAATACATTATGGAACAAGATGCTGCGGCGGCGCCAGCAGTACCTGAAGATCCTGCGGCTTTACCTGATGCACCAGCACCTGCTGAAGACCTTGCGGCTACACCACCAGTGGATGCACCTGCAGAAAAAATAGATGTTGCAACGGATCCTGATGTTGAGAAAATCAACGATAAAGGAGATAGCGAAGAAAAAGACGGAACGGAAGAGCTTGATATTACAGACTTAGTTAAGTCACAAAGTAATATTGAAAGTAAACAAGATGATTATTTTGAGAATCTTTTTGGACAACTTTCAAATTTAGAATCTAAATTGTCTGAAATGGATAGTATTATGTCTCGATTAAATTCAATAGAATCTAAAATAGAAAAATACAGAACTAAGACACCACAAGAAAAATTAGAATTAAGAAGTTATGATTCGTACCCATTCAATCAAAAACTTTCTGATTTTTTTGAGGACAAAGAAAAAGAAATGGAATTAACCGGTAAAAAAGAATATGTTTTAACACCAGATGAAGTAACTGATATTAATGCTAGTGAAATTAAAGGAACTTTCCAACCTTCAAAAACAGATGATAATCAAAATTACAGTAGTAGATAGAAAAAAAAATTAAAAGAATTAGGGGGGATTACAATAGTAATCCCCTTTTTTATTTAGATATTTATTTGACAGATGAGAGAGATTCAACTATATTTACAATAATCAATTAATAAATTTAAAACAAAAAAACATGAGTTCATTAGACGCCGTATTGGCACAGTACGAAAAATCGAAGCAAGCTTCAGGGGGTTCCCAATCTAAGATGTCTCAGGATGAAAGAATGAAGAAATACTTCGCTCTTATCCTTGAAGACAAAGAAAAAACAGGATCAAGAAAAATTAGAATTTTACCAACACCAGATGGTTCATCGCCTTTTAAAGAGGCTTGGTACCATGAAATACAAGTTGGTGGTAAATGGCAAAAGTTTTACGATCCAGGAAAAAATGACAATGAGCGTTCACCTTTAAATGAGGTTTACGAAGAGTTAATTTCTACAGGTAAAGAATCTGACAAAGAATTAGCTAAACAATACAGATCACGTAAGTTTTACATCGTGAAATTAATCGACAGAGACCGCGAAGAAGACGGACCAAAATTTTGGAGATTTAAACACAACTACAAAAATGAGGGTATCTTAGATAAGATCATACCTATTTGGAGAAACAAAGGTGATATTACAGATCCTGAAAAAGGAAGTTATTTAATCATTGAATTATCAAAATCTAAAACAGGAAATGGTAAGGATTATACCACTGTACAAACTATTATGTATGATGATCCAACACCTGTTCATGAAGAAGCGGAACAAGCTAAGGCTTGGGTTAACGACGAGTTAACTTGGTTAGATGTTTACTCTAAAAAACCTGTTGAATATCTTGAGGCAATCGCTAGAGGAGAAGTTCCACGTTGGGATACTGATAAGGGTGGTTACGTTTACGGTAACGACGAAGAAGGTACTACATCAATTGGAGGATCAAAGAAAACAGTTATTGATATACAAGCAGACGAAGAACCAGACGGAGATCTACCGTTCTAATTTATAACAAAAATCATGTATGGTATCTTGTATGGTACCATACATGTTAATTTTTAACAAATGACATTTAAAGAAGAAATCGAATTACAATTAAGAGACAATAAAGTATTATCTTATGAGTTGTTAAGTGAATTAGAAAACAAAAATTACTTTTCAGGTAGAGGTAAACAAATTGGTGATACAATTTTATTCGGAATGTTGAAAGATGAAACTGAGGATGGAGAAATATATTTTACTTTAGTAACATTCCACAAAGAAGAGATTGGTGTAGTATATGAAGAAGATGATTCATTCTACATTACATCAAAAGAAAGTAGATTACCAAACATTAAAAAAATAGAAAATGGCGGGAATTAAGAAAAAAGAATCAGGAGGATTTAAAGATAAGTTCTCAACCAAAACAAAGTATAAAGAAACTAGCTACTACTTTTGTGGTGATGCTTTCTTAAGCGCTAGTGGATTACCAGGCCCTGTTATGGGAGGTATCAATATGTTCTTGGGACATAGTAATAGTTCTAAAACAACTGCGATGATATTGGCTGCGGCTGATGCTCAAAAGAAAGGACACTTACCTGTCTTTATCATTACTGAAAAGAAATGGAGTTGGGAACATGCTGTTGAATTAGGTTTGGAAGCTAAAAAGAATTCTGATGGTGAGTGGGATGGTGACTTCATCTTTAACGATGGGTTCGATTATATCGAACAAGTTACTGACTTTATCAACGAAGTATTAAATGCTCAAGAGAAAGGAGAAATTCAACAATCAATCTTATTCCTTTGGGACTCAGTAGGTTCAATTCCTTGTAAGATGACCTTTGATGGTAAGGGTGGTAAACAACATAACGCAGCAACACTTGCTGATAAGATTGGTATGGGAGTTCACTCAAGAATTTCTAAATCAAAGAAAGAAGACTACGCATATTACAATACTTTAGTGGTTGTTAATCAACCTTGGGTTGCTCTTCCTGACAATCCGTTTGGACAACCAACAATTAAGGCAAAAGGTGGTGAAGCTTTATGGTTAGCGTCTTCATTAGTATTCCTTTTCGGTAACCAAGCAAGTGCTGGTATTAACCACATCACGGCAACCAAAGGAGGAAGAACTGTGAGATATGCAATCAGAACTAAAATTTCAATCTTAAAGAACCATGTAAATGGTTTAGGGTATAACGATGGTAAACTAATCGCGGTACCACAAGGGTATATCGAAGATACTAAAGAAGCGTTGGAGTCCTACAAAAAAGAATACTCACAATATTGGAATG